GGATCATCCGAATTCTGCTTTTTCAGATTTTCACAAAGCCATGTTGCGTTCGATTGCTTCCGGGCTTGGTTTGGATTATGTGACGCTTTCGAGCAATCTGGAATCAGTCAGTTATTCATCGATTCGAGCTGGAACAATTGAATCGCGAGACAACTACAAAATGCACCAAAGGTTTTTGATTGAACATTTCGCAAATCCTATTTTTAGAGAGTTTTTAAGTTTGGGAATTACCAGCGGCGCAATTCCGTTTCCGTCTGATCGATTTAATAAGTTTGCAAATTCTGTGATTTTTCGGGCGCGTGGTTATCAATGGGTCGATCCACAAAAAGAAGTTAATTCTGCCGTTATTGGATTGCAGAATGGATTTTTGACGTTTTCAGATATTGCACAACAAATCGGTGGACGAGATGTTGAAGAAACATTCTCGACTTTACAAGCCGATTTGGAAATGGCGGAACGCTACGATTTGAAGATTAACTTAATGCCGCTTGGTTTGAAAAGCGCGGCTCAACCTGAAATCGACAAAGGTGAAGATGAAGTTGAATAAAAAAGAAAGAAAAGATTTAGAAGGATTAGAAACTCGCACGATGTCTTTAGAGTTTACGCGTGCGGAAGGTGAAGAAGAAAACAGAACAATCAATTTGTCGTTTGCATCGGAAGAGCCAGTTTTGCGGAGCTTCGGTTGGGAGATATTATCACATGAACGACAGGATATTGATCTTGATTTTATGGAGTCAGGCCGAGCGCCTTTACTCTTGAACCACAATCCAGAAGTCCAGATTGGAGTTATTGAGCGAGCAAGTCTCGACGAAACGACGCGAAAGTCTCGCGCCGGAGTACGCTTTGGAAAAAGTGATCTCGCGTCAGAAATTTTGCAAGATGTCAATGACAAAATTCGGACAAATATTAGCGTTGGATATTCTGTTAACAATTTAGTGAAACAGGACGAACAACGAGATGGGACTGACGTATACCGAGCCGGATGGACTCCAATGGAAATAAGTTTGGTAAGTATTCCAGCAGACAGATCAGATATTGGTGTAGGTCGTGCCGAAATTAAAAAACCTATTATTGAAGATAAAAAAATGGAAAAAGTAGAAATCATTGAGGAAACGCCAAGTTTTGATTCCGACAAAATACGTCAGGAAGCATTGGCCGAACGCTCAAAAGAAATTAAGGAAATGCAAGCGTTAGGAATACGTCACAATTTGCGCGACTTTGCAGACGAAAGCATTCACAACGGAACTGGTCTATTTGCGTTTCGTGAAAAGATGCTGAACAAGATTGAATCAAAGCCACTTGAAGTTTCACCAGATCATGTTGATGTGAAACCAAAAGAGCAACGTAAATATTCATTGCTTCGTGCATTGAATGCCGCAAGTCGCGGTGATTGGTCTGGATCTGGATTCGAAGCAGAAATGTCTCAGGAAGTTGGTCACCGTCAAGGCAAATCTCCTCAGGGATTTTTCGTTCCAGATTTTGCGTGGTCAGGAAGTCGCAATGAAACTGAACTTGAAAAAAGAACTGTAATGACCGTTGGCACAAATGCTTCCGGCGGATTTATGGCTCCTGTTCATAATATGGGATCTGAATTTGTTTCCGCGCTTCGTGCAAAGATGGTTATGCCTGACTTGGGAATGCGAATTATGTCTGGATTGACTACCAAGATTTCAATTCCGAAAGTAACAACTGGAGTTGCGGCGGCATTTGTTGCTGAAGATGCGGCAGTTGCGGCAGTTAATCAAGTTACTGGTCAACTGACACTTTCCGGAAAAACTTTGGGATGTTACGAAGACGTTTCGAGATTATTGCTCTTGGAGAGCGACCCATCAATTGAGCAAATTGTTCGCGATGATATTTTATCAGCAATGGCAGATAAGATTGAATCCGTTGCAATTCATGGGGGATCTGGGGCGGAACCCGACGGAATTATTGCAACAACTGGAATTGGCGCGGTTGTAGGCGGAGCCAATGGCCTTGCGCCAGCTTGGGCAACGCATGTACCGACTTTGGTTAAAGAAGTTGAAATTGATAATGCGGCCTTGAATGCTGGAACTCTTGGATTTTTGACTAATCCAAAAGTGAAATCAAAAATGGCTTCAACTCCAAAAGTCGCTTCAACTGATTCGGTGATGATTCTGAACGATCCGTGGACTAGCCTTTATGGTTATCCGCTGGCAATCACAACCAATGTCAAATCTAATTTGACAAAGGGGAATCAATCACTTTCTTCGGCAATTGTCTTCGGTGATTTCTCTTCCTTATTGCTGGGTCTCTGGAATACACCAGATGTTTTGGTGGATCAGTATACGAATTCCACAAAAGGAACTGTTCGTATAGTCGTCCTTCAAGAAATCGACATTGCAGTTCGCCACGCGCAAAGTTTTGCCGCATGTCTCGATTTGTTGACGGCGTAATTAATTAACCTAAAAAGGCAACCATGAAAATTATTATTCTTGAAAATGTTGAGTTTGAAAGTAGGTCTTTCGAAAAGGGTCAAACCGTTTTGATGACTTCAGACGAAGCAAAGCGTTTGTGTTTAACTGGCAAGGCAACAATGGAAGATACAAATCGATCCGTTGGTTTGGAATCGTCCGACGTTGAAGCGCCTAACAAACGCGGGAAGAAATAGACATGGCTGTCGAAGATGATGCGATGCGGTTGGAATTCCTCGAAGATTGGGGAGATACGGCCGCGTCGTTTGGTGATACATCGAGTGGGTCAAGTTCGACAATTACGGCGCTATTAAGCAAGGCATATTTTGCTGAAAGCATCGGTGATCAAACTGTTGAATCATCTCAGCCTGTTGCTCTGGTTCGCACTTCAGATGTTCCAAGTGTGATTCAGGGCGATACGCTTTCGATTTCATCCGTCGGTTATACAATCGTTGAGGTGATGCCGGATAACGAATCGATGACAAAATTGCGTTTGAGGGTTAGCTGATGGCGCATTTAAGACAATCAATACGCGAAAGGATTGCCACGGACGTTACCAGTTTAACAACTACTGGTGCAAATGTTTTTCAAAGCCGAATTTTTCCGGTTGAGGAATCCAAACTTCCGTGTTTGTTAGTCTATACAACTTCGGAGGATTCTGAGGTTTCGGAAATGGCTTCGCCAAGACCAATAACTCGGACGCTAAACGTCGTTGTTCAAGGGGTGGTTTCGGCGGCACAACCGGATGACACTCTTGATCTAATTTCGAAAGAAGTTGAGGTCGCTTTGGCCGGTGATGTTTCGATAAACAGTTTGGCAAACAACAGTTTTTTGTCATCAACAGAAATTGAATTTAATGCCGATGGTGCGGAACCAATCGGAACGGTGATGCTCAACTATGTTGTTGAATATCGAAATGTGGATAATAATCCAGAATCAGCAATTTAACTAATAATATTAAGGGGTAAAAAATGGCAAGTTATAAAGGACAAGATGGGGTTTTTCAGGCAATTACTGCTGGTGGGACTTTAGCTTCAGTAACCAATCTCAAGTCGTGGTCGATAGAGCAGTCAGTAGACAGTATAGAAACAACTACAATGGGAGCAACCGGCGGCGCAAAGACATTTACAACTGGTCAATCCGGTTGGACGGCATCGTGTGAATTGCTTTATGATTTAAGCAACGCGGTTCAGGCCGATTTGGTTTTAGGCGAAAGCGTCGATATAAAAATCTGGCCTAACACGGTTAACCAAGCCGAATCATGGGCTGGAAGCGGAATCGTGACTGCATCGAGTCAAAGCGGAGAACTCGGCGATTTAGTTGGATCATCGATCACGGTTCAAGGAACTGGAGTCCTGACAACGGTTGCGTAATATGTCGGTACTTGAAAAAGCAACGGCGCAATTTCGCGAAAAAATATCCGGCGAACTTCAATTTGTTCTTGTACCAGAATGGGGCGAACCGGATAAACCGCTGAAGATTTATTATAAGCCGGCGATTAATTTCAAAGCTCAAGGGAAGATTCTAGCGTTGTTTAAAGCAGACAAAGACGAAGAAGCAGTTTGTCAGAGTCTAATTATTAAAGCGCTTGACGAAGATGGAAAGCATATTTTCAAGCAGACGGATATGCC